GGGACAACCGACTCCGTGTACTTGTACGGTAGGGTGATCTTCATTTCGCCTCCTCCATCGGTGTTTCGCAGGGTCCGCACACTGGCAGACCTGTCTCAATCCATTGGCGCGTCGTTCGGACCGTGTATCCGCATTGTGGACAGGCAACCTTGATAAGACGTGTCCCTCGATTGTCAGAGTCAGCACACCCGTTCAAGTACGCTTCCCAGAAGTAGGGGACATACAGCATTTCTCCTTCAAATTTGCCGGGATTCCTGATTCTTCCATTAACTACCTTGTAATCCATTTCGATATCTACCCGTGTCATATGCTACCTCCAAGTTAGTCTAGGCTATCATCTAGCAGCACTCTGTAGAATGCGGCTAGTCAGAGTCTAGGCACTCTCGTTCCATCTCGTACCGTGTCCGGTCGGGCAGCATTGCCGACACATAGTGGCCTTACCATCTAAGCCGCAGCAATCTTTGCACCGCATGGCAGTACTCGTTCCTACATTCGCTTGGCTAGGCTTGTCTACCAGATCACAGTTAATGCATCTAACATAAGTCTTTTTCATAGGTCCTCACTAGCTAGCTAGATGTCTGCTGGACATACCATTGACACTCACACTATCAGGATGACTGGAAATAACCGCCGAATGCGTACTCACTGACTCGTTATCGCCTAGAATGTGATGTCTAGTTGTCATTGCTAACGCAAGTTTACAGGTACGTATAGAGTGTGTCAAGGAAATAATATAACTATATTCTGTTTATTATCATACACTTAGCACATTGCACCAAAATAGGGCAGTGTAATATTTACACATAGAATTGTGTACAAGTGGCCTAAATTGTAGTAGTACTAGGACCATTAGCCATAGCCTAGGCACAGAGCCTGGCTACCACGTAATACTTGCACTCTCTACGCTCGCTGCGCTCGCTCCGTTCGTGGTATGCGTCTGCTAGTGCGCCTGCTGTGCCTGCTAATAGGCTTGCCGGGAGTCTCAGCAGAGCGAAATGGGTCCCATCGGGCAGGGGTGGTGGTTGGGGCAGTCATCGGCACCAAGCTAGAAACGATAAAATAACCTTGACACCATATGTTTGAATGATTTACCCTGCATCCAGTGGACAGTAAAGCTCTATCGGAGGGACTGAGTATGGACAGCCAGTAGTACCAAAGGCTAACAAATCACACAAACTCCATCAATTTATGATCGTAGCTGGATCAAGTGGCCCTTAGGTAGACCTACTTAGGGGCCATTTTCAATTTCTGGGCACTTTCTGCTAAAACTGAGTGTAATATTTACATCCGATTTTGTGAAAATTGATGGAAAATTGACCTGTCGGGCTACGGCTAGGCTGGGGGACGGGTATAGCTATAGACTTCCGCTCACTTCGCTTGCGCTCGTTCGCGGCAAGGATGCAAAAGGGTAGATTATGGGGCCAATAGGCTAAAATCGAGGTGGGGGACCCAAAATTAGGTGTAATATTTACACTAGAAATTGCTCAGATATGTGAAAAAATGACCATGTAAACAAAATATGAGAGGAGGATGAGAAAACTCACCGAGAAGGGGCCATTTCTGGGGGAAGTGGCCCCAAATTGACCCGTAAAATAAGTGGCAAAAAGTGAAAATTTACGCTTGACGAGTCCAATGGACAAAGTATAGACTAGGGCCACTGGGTATGATGGGGAGGCGTGGAGGGGAAGAAAGGGATCACGAAATACCTTAGGAGGATTTCAATGGTAGTCAATATCATCGCGGCGGTGCAGGCAAGGTTGAAGGAAATTTATGGTCCTGCAAGCTATTACAGCACTAATTATTGCCCAGAGGAGGCTCAGTATTGGGGCCACATTCCTGCTTGGATGGAACAGCATTTACCAACAATCAGTAAACCTGTCGAGATTCTTGATATTGGTCCTGGCTATGGGACGCTGGCGGCTGTGGCTGTGAGGCTAACGGGGGTCGCCGCGATGGTCATGGATAGGGTTACATACATCCCCAATGATGTGATGAGGGAGTTCCACCTAGTCAGATACACAGATGATGTGGAGAGGGGTGGGATGTGGCCATTTCTGCCAGGACTAGATGTGGTGCTGATGACTGAGGTGCTGGAGCATTTCAATTTCCATCCTCTGCCGACACTGCGAAATATCGTTAAGCTGATGAAAGATAACGGCAGGCTGTATTTGTCCACGCCGGATGCTGACTCGAAATGGGGCAGGACTGGGCTGTATGACAGTCTGGATACTATCCCGGCGTATGATCCTGCCAAGCATAGTTATAACAATCCTGAGTGGCGGGATGGGCACATTTGGCAGTACACCGAGACAGAATTGAGGGTCCTGATTGAGAGGGCTGGGCTGGTCCCGCTGAGGTGGGATTATTCATTCTCCCCAGGCGGCAGGCACTTTAATGTTGAGTTGACAAAGAGGGTAGTGGCAGAGTAGGATTACATCAATGTAAGACGTTTCTCCATACGGATGCTGCGAGGCGGGGATTCTTTCCGGGACCCCCGCCTTTTTTATTGTCTAGCCTCTGCTATGGTAGCAATCATTTCTGGCATAGAAGCAATCTGCATGATTACATTATGGTCATTGGGGTCTGTAGAGTAGATATCGCAGATGCCCTTGACGAAGTTAAATAGCTGATGGTCCTTGTTGTACTGCTGTAGGTATGGTAGGTAGGGGGACCGTGTAAATAGCATGGCCCGTTTCTTGAAGCAGTCCGCGAGAGATGCGAATGTAGCGAACCAGTCTTTTACCTTGTACCGCCTCTTGTCATGGAAGGTGCCAGTAGACAGTTCGGCTGTCCTGCCCTCCATGTGATTTAGCCACTCCGCAAGCTGTCTCTCAGTGAAGTATTCATAGGTAGTGAGAAGCTGCTGCCCATGACAGCCGGGGTACACTTTTATCCCGAAACAGTTGTTGCCGGGGGAGTGCTGGCCCCAGCCGGATTCAAGGACCCACTGTGGCAAAATGAGTTCGCAGGGTACTCCGGTAGCCTTTTCGCAGTCTACAGCATGGGCGGCTGCTGCCCGTAAGTTGTTGAGTTGATTGGTTGTAGGCATAGGAGTGCATCATAATGTTAGGAGCATTGTAAAACAAGTTGATTTTTAGCTGAACTGCCGTGTAAATATTACACCGGAGGATTTATTATGGCCCGTAAAAAGAGCAAACCTGTGGTTGGCCTGCGGAATCGTGCGAAATCCGGGGTTAGACCTCATGGAATCCTCGCGCCAAGGGCAGTAAAGCATATTGAGCAGCGATATCAGATAGTACAGTTGCGCCGGGATGGGTTCACCATACGGGAGATAGCCCAGACCTTAGGCATTGATGATTCGACGGTGTGCAACCAGCTTAAGAAGGCCCTGGAGTATGCCGTGAGTCAGACCAATGAGACCACGGAAGAGAGCCGCCAGCTTCAGGTAGAGAGGCTTGATCTGCTGCTTAAGACGTATAAGCCGTTCGCTACCGAGTGGCACAAAGAGGAGCGGGTAGACCCGGCCTCTAATGCCAGGGTAATCATTGAGGTCCCACCGGACCCGAAGTATGCGAACCTCATACTGCAAATCGAGATGCGGCGGTCAAAATTGCTGGCCCTGGACGTGCCTGAGACTAAGAAACTGGATGTTACAGGCATCCGTGAGTATACCGGGGTAGATATGGACAAAGTGTAGTGTAATATTTACATGCCAAAAGCTACTAAACTCCTAAAAAATCAAGATTTGCTCAATGCTACGGGGTATCGAATAAAGTACTCCGCGAGGGGCGCATCTCTTGATATATTCCATCGCAGGGATGATGAAATCCTGCTGGATGGGCCTGCCGGGACAGGTAAATCGCTCAGTATCCTGCAAAAGCTGCATCTTGTGATGAGCAAGTATCCAGGGGCCAAGGGGTTCATGGCTCGCAAGACCCGCAGCAGTATGACAAATTCCTGCATTGATATGTTCCAGCGGCACGTTCTGAAGCCGCCAGATAGGGTATACCCACACAAGCAGGACCAAGTTTTCAAGTACCCTAATGGCTCTAGCCTTGCCTACTTCGGGCTGGATGAGCCTGCGAGGATCATGTCAACTGAGTTTGATATTGGGTACATCCAAGAGGCTACGGAGTGTACTGAGAATGATGTGGAGATGTGTACAACCCGCCTCAGGAACGGCGTTGTACCCTATCAGCAGTTGCTCATGGACTGCAACCCAGACCGCCCTACGCACTGGCTGCTGAAGCGGTGCCAAGCGGGTAAAACAGTGCGTTTGCAGTCATTTCATAAGGATAATCCCCGGCTTTATATCACTAAAGAGGGCCGCTGGAGTGAAGAGGGAGAGAAGTATCTTGCTAAATTACAACGACTTACGGGCGCTAGGCGGTCCCGGCTGTTTGCTGGTGAGTGGGTAGCGGCTGAGGGGTTAGTCTATGAGGAGTGGGACCCCCAGATACACCTAATTAGCCGCGCAGACTTGCCTGAGCACTGGCGAGAGTGGGTGCATTACTGGGTGCTGGATTGGGGATTCATTCATCCCTTGGTTTGGCAGGACTGGATGGAGGACCCACAGACAGGGGTGCTGTACCTCAATCGAGAGGTGTATAAGACTAAGTATCTGGTTGAGGATGCGGCCCCGTATGTAATGGAACTTTGCAGGAATGAGAATCTGCCCATACCTGCCGCTATCATCTGCGATCACGATGCAGAGGACCGGGCCATATTCGAGAGGCATACTGGCCTGCTGACACTCCCGGCCTATAAGCCTATCCAGGCGGGGGTGCAGGCGGTCAAAAGGAGGCTGAGTAAGGACTGGAAGGCTGGTACACCGGGAATTATGGTGCTGCGTGATGCATTGGTAGAGAAGGACTTGGCTCTTGATGAGGCAGGCAAGCCTTACTGCACCGAGCAGGAATTTGACGGCTATATTTGGGATGAGAACCCTAAGCGTGATGTCAATAGTAAGAAAGATGAGTTGCCAGTTGACAGGAATAATCATGGCATGGACACTACCCGGTACATAGTGGCTTTTGTGGACAATCTGGCTGATGACCCTGAGGATATTGAGGGGGTTATCCTGAATTACGATGAAGTCTGCATAAGTCCACTGTAATATTTACACTTCAATTTCAATAGGAGGTAGGGAAAATGCTCAAGGTAGCACTTGCGAATTACAAAACGACTCTTCTGGGACTGGCGGCAGGGGTAATTAACCTGATGATTCAGGGGGTTACGTTCAAGTCAGCAGTTCTCAGCGTATTACTGGCTATGTTCGGTGTGGCGGCTAAGGACGGCGATGTTACAGGAGGCAGCAGGCCGAATGGGACCCTCATGGGTATCCTGATGATAGGGCTGATGCTGGCATTCGCGCCAATGTCCAACGCGCAGGCACTTTATGGCATCGGCGGTGAAGCATTCACAAATTCTACCCCGCACCTGTCAGCACATGCCGTTCTGCTTATCCCGGTGAATGAGGCCCAGACTAGGTACTCGTTTACAATCATAGGGATGCGTGGAGTGAACGATGCTGGCAAGCCTAATACCGAGACCCGCACTGGCATTGCACAGCGATTCCTGCATACGACTTACTTCGACATCTACGCGAGGGGCAACATAGGGGCCGCACTGGGCACTGAAGATGACACGGACCTGTCGGCGGCTACTGATATTGACGCGGTATTTGGCATTAGGCCGGGGCTGTATGGCAGTGTCGGCTACGGTGCCAAGAATACCGGGGGTGATTGGGACCCCGCCCTTAGCTTAACCTTGTTATTCAGGAAGTAGGGACCCTTGCTATTTGACATTCTACCCAAGGACGATATCAAGAAATGGGCCACATTCATTATCGCAGTGGGAGTGGATATTGTTCTAGTGGGCCTGTTCACATGGGGGAGCGTAGGGGGTTCACTCCTGCTGGCAGATACCCACTCCCCCATCTTCGCTCTGGTCAGCGGATTCTTTTCAGCCTGTTTAGCAGCATCAGTCTGGGGGACACGGACTGCCAAAAAGCACCCGCTCTGGAAGGAGCTAATGGTAGCGTTGCCGGAATCAATCGAGAAAGCTCCAGGTTCCCCCCAGAACAAGGAGCTAAATGAACAAGACAAACGAGCTATCCTGGCTTAGAGAGTTGACCCCTATGGACACTACGCTCTGGGTTCTCAAGTGGGTAATAGCGTTCGTTACCGCTTGGTTCCTGTCTCTCACGATGGCCGTTAAGTGCCTGATGGCTCTAATGATCCTCGATTTTGCCACTGGGCTTATCACGGCAGCTATGGCCGGGACCCTGTGTAGTGAGACTGGGTTCAAAGGGATAGGCAAGAAGTCTCTGATTGTCATTCTCCTGCTAACGTCTAAGGTAGCTGAGAAGCTATCTGGCCTGAGCTATGATCTGATGTCCATTGTGGCTATGATGTACTGCCTCAATGAGCTTATTTCGATTACCGAGAACATCAATCACGCTGGCCTGTGGATACCCCCGCAGTTTATGAACTATCTGCGAAAAGCCAAGCGTTTAGGTGGCTGGCGTGGCAAAGAACGCCGATTGGTGCAAGAGCCTATAAATATCCCAGACCGACGCCAAAACGGAGTGTAATATTTACATGGGAAAATTAGACAAACTCCAGGATAAAGTAACAGGCGCATTGGCTGGGATGGGTGTGGGCGCGAAGGCCATGAAAGAAAACGCGCAGATGACCGATGAACTGCGCGTGAAGCTGATGGATCAGGTTGTGGAATCCAGCATGGCCGAACTGGAATTGTCCATCGAGGACGCCTCATGGAGAGAGATGTCCGGTTCGGGCCGCTGGAATTTTAGTCTCACCATCGTCAAGAAGCTCATTGGCCTGTCCCGGCTGATGTACCTCATCAATCCCCTGATTAAGCGCATTGTTACGGTGCAGCAGTTGTATGTCTGGGGCGGGGGAGTGGCGATCAAGTCTGAGGACCCTGATGTGCAGAAGGTGCTGGACGCCTTCTTCAAGGACAGTGGGAATCAGGGGGTCATTGGCCGCTCATGGGAAGAGAGAGAGAAAGACCAGCGGCTAGATGGTAATACCTTTTTCTGCTTCTTCGTAAATAAGGCTAATGGTGCGGCTAGGGTCCGGTTGCTGGATATGGATGAGACTTTAGACATCCACTTCAACCCGGATGACCGCAATGAGCCGTGGTTCTATGAGAGGCAGTTGCCCGATGGCAGCAAGGTCATGTACCCAGACATCTATTACAATCCTAAGGCCAAGCCGGGGACTTTAAAGGGCGTTAAGATTGAATGGGATGTGAAGGTCCTGCACGTCAAGACTGGTGGTTTGACGCAGATGAAGTTTGGTCTGCCGGAACTGTACAGCACCCTGAACTGGGCCAGGGCGTACAAGGGCATCCTTGAGAACTTCGCTACGATCCTCAAGGCGTATGCCCGTTTCGCTATGAAGATCAGTGGTTTAGGCAGTTCTGCTAAGACGGCGGCGGCTAAATCCCGCATGAACACTGCCATGACACCGGGTAACTTTAAAGATACCAATCCCCCCAACAATACGGCGGCTTGGTTTGCTGCATCCGGGGGGGTAGACATTGCGGCTATTAAAACATCCAACTCTACCACAGGGCCAGATGAAGCCAGAGCTTTGCGCTCAATGGTCGCTGCTGGAGGCGATACACCTGAGCACTTCTTTGGGGATTCCGACATCGGCAATTTCGCCACTTCTACAACTCTGGATAGACCCACTGAGTTGAAGATGATTGCGCGTCAGAAAATGTGGCAGTTCGTTATCGAGTGCATGTGCCGCAATCTTATCATTTGGTCTACCCAGGCCCCGCTAGGTAGGCTGAATCGGGCCGGATTCAAGTCAACGGTAGATAAATATGCCTTTGATCCGAGGGACAGTGTAAATATTACATCCAAGAATGGTGAGCCTGCCCTATTTTCTTGTGAGTTCCCCAACATTCTCGAAAGAGACGTAGTAGATCGTATCAGGTCGGTTGTACAGGGTATTACACTCAATGGTCGGCCTGCTGAGGGCATCATCCCCAATCGCAAGTACGCTTGCAGGTTGATTCTTGAGGCACTCGCTGTAAAAGATATTGATAGAGTTGTTGACAAACTTTACCCTGAGGATGTCAAACAAGGATTCATGGACCCGGATGACAAGGCAGAAAACGAGAAATTGACGGCTCAGGGCCGGAAGTTGCTTGGGGATGCGGCTGTGATTGCAGCTAAGAATCCCCCCAAGCCAGCACCTAAGGCGAAGGTGAAAAAATGAAAACAGTCATAAAGATTCTTGAGGCGGCATTAGCCTTGAATACGTCCCATGATGCCCTGCGGGGGCATCTCCGCAAGGCTCTACAGGAGGCACATGGGGCTACAGACCCTTGGGGTCCCGCCAGCCCGTATGTCATGGATGTGTTCCCCGGCCATGTGGTCTACCAGCACGAGGGCAAGACCTACAAGCGGTCCTACAGTGTTGAGCAGGGTGCTGAGGGGACCGAGCCGAAAGTCAAGCTAGGCACTCATAAGCCCGTTCACATGGCCTACGTCAACTCCCAGGCCCAGGAAGCCTCAATTCTCGCAGATGAGAGTGTAATATTTACACCTGAAAATGAGGCCGACTTGACAGTTTTTGAGGGTGTCGTTGGCCTGGAGGCTGTAAAGGAAGGGGCAGTTTCCCCCGCTATTATTCCTATCAAGATCATTGCTCCGGGTTGGGGTTCCAGTGCGTACTACTCTAAGGAAGTGCTTCAGCGTGATGGCCCAGCTGTGTTCAAAAAGGGCACTCATATGTACTTCAACCATGCCACTGCCACTGAAGAGGCAGAGCGGCCTGAGGGGGATATCAACAATATCGCCGCCGTGTTCATGGAGGATGCACACTGGGAAGATAACGGCGTTAAGGGGCCGGGGCTTTACTCGAAAGCCAAGGTGTTCTCTGACTACTCTCAACAGGTGTCTGAGAAGGGTCCCTACATCGGCGTGTCCATCAATGCGGCTATCAAGGCCCATGAGGGCACAGCAGAGGGCAAAACGGGCAAGATTGCCGACAAGTTTGTTCATGCGTTTTCAACGGATTTCGTAACAAAGGCTGGGGCTGGGGGCGCACCCATCGTTCCAGTGCATGAATCGGCGGGGTCTGGTCCCGCAATCCAACGAGGAGGTGAGGGTATGACTGCTGAAGAGACCCGCGCCTTTGAGGACCTTAAGAAAGCTAATGCGGACTTAACCTCCGCAAACGAGGCCCTCAAAGGACAGGTTAAGACGCTGGAAGCGGGACAGGACCAAGTAGTAGCTACGGCTACGGTTGGGGCTGTTCTGCGTGAATCTGGAATCGAGGTAGCCCCGGCTTTGATTAGCCGCGCCTGCCTGTCCCCGGTTATGAAGGAAGGGAAACCCGATCCTAAGTGGGTTGAGGAAACGGTTGCCCTCTTCGGCGTATCTGAGGGCAAAGTCAAGGGCTTCGGTGCCCCGGCCAAGGCTGAGGATACCGACAACAAAGCGATAACCGAATCCTACAAGGGTTCACTCAAGAAATTGGGTGTGCCTGAGGCGGGTTTGGAATACGCAGTGAGGGGGTTCTAAATGTCAACGAACAGACGCTATGCGCTCACAGGTATCACTGCCCCTCTCGCTGTAGTGGATAAGGATGACGCGGTAGCAAACGATCCGGTTGTCGTGGGGCAGATTCCGGGTGTTGCATCACGGGATTGTGATGAGGATGGCAAGACCGTGATGTTTCTCGATGGCATCTTTGACCTGAAAGTTGCTGGTATTGACTCCAGCGGCACATCAGGGGCCGATGGCAATGTCGCGGTGAATGCTGGCGATCAGATTTACTTCGACTCTTCAAAGACCCCGAAGCTCTCGAAACGGGCTGGCGGGGTGCCGTTCGGCAAGGCTTGGGGAGATGACGGGGATGAGCTTGTCGCCTCAGGTGCTACAACGACCACAATTCCAGTCTTGGTGGGGAGGTAACGGAGAACCATGCGACTGACTGAACGCTTAAAGGCGATCAAGGCAGATGCACAGGCGATTCGGGAAAGCATGACCTACTCCGATCCCCGGAGCAAGGGATTCGACCCGAGTTTTGGCCTGGATGCCAGGGAGCGGCTTGTTCGGCAGCAAGCTGCGAGCTATGAACGCAAACAGCGAGTAGCTGAATGCGCCAACCTCATTGCTGAGGTGCTTGAGGGGTCCCGCCCTGAATGGCACCTGAAGGAAGCAATGACCACAAGTGATTTCCCGGACCTGATGGGGGACGTGATGTATCGTTCTCTGTTGGGCAATTTCCAGACTCAGGCTCCTATCTGGCCTGCGCTCGCCAAAAAGCGCATCCTGAAGGACTTCCGCGCCTTGAACCTTCTCTCCATTGCTGGCGGGGGGACGGAACTGGACCCGGTGTCTGAGCGTGAGCCGTATCCTGAGATTTCGTTCACTGAGGACAAGCGGCAAGTCCAGGTTGCCAAATACGGGCGTCGTTATGGCATCTCTTTTGAGATGCTGATTAATGATGACCTGGAGGCATTTGCAACCCGGCCTCAGATGATGGCTCAGGCCGCGAGGGTGTCAGAGGAACTGCTGGTCATGCGGCAGTACTTCGATATCAACGGGCCTCATGCCGGATTCTTCACTGGTCCCAATGGCAACATCGTTACTGCAAATCCGGTTCTGTCCATTGCTGGTCTGCAAACAGCCTACACCGTTCTCGCGGCACAGCGGGATGAGGATGGTAACCCCATCATCATTGACACGGTTACGCTGGCTGTCGTTCCGGCACTGGAAGTAACTGCACAGAACATCTTGAACGCAATCTCAATTGAGTTGCGTGAGGCTGGGGGCACCGACGATCAGCGTCTAACTGCCGTGAACTGGATGGCGAAAAAGGTAAGACTGGTAGTCATGCACTATCAGCCGCTTGTCGCCACCGCAGAAACCACGAATAACTGGATGCTGGTAGCCAACCCGAACAATCCCAGCGGACGCGCAGCCTGCGAGTTCGCCTATCTCCGTGGTCGCACCGATCCTCAAATGTTCATCAAAGACTCCAACCAACGTCAGTTGGGCGGGGGCGAGGTGAGCGAGATGGAAGGTGATTTTGATACGGACGCGATTGACTACAAGGTGCGGCACATCATGGGGGCGTCTCAGGGCGATCCCAAGTGCGCTGTCGCATCGAGTGGCGCGGGTTCGTAAAGAGGCCACATGAACAAGACCAAAGAAGTCCTCCAGCCTGTAACGGTGGGGGACTTCTTCCTTGCAGCGATTCTCGATGAGTTGAAGGCTATCCGGCAGGCCCTCGAAACACCTGCTGAGACTATAGCCCATGCTCCTACTGACACTCCAGAAGTAACCAGAGTAAAAGAGCCAGCATCCCGCAAAAAGTCAGTGTAATATTTACACTCAGAATCCAGGAGGCCACGATGGAAATGGCAGGTAGGATAGACTGTAAGGGTGAGCTTGGAGCCATCCTTATCAGGGGGGATGGTAGCCGTAAGGACTACGGCTTAATCTCCAAGGACACTCGTACACGGTTTCAGAAAATGTGCGCCTGCTGGAATGCACTACTTCGTAGCCTGCGGGTTACGGGTAATGTGCCATTCGGCTTGAGCATGTTAGCGTTCCTCTTTTGGTCCCTGTACAATCCAGGTGCCTTGATTGCCTTCGGAATTGTTACCACTGCCGGGGTCAATTACATGGCATCAGACTTCGCTTCTGGCGGGTCTACTCCCACGATCAGTGGATTTAAGTTCCATGACTCCGGGGTAGGCACGACAGCGGCGGCAGTAACCGACACCGATATTGAGACAACTGATGGAGAATCAAGGGTTTCCGGCACACCCTCGAACCCAGCGGCCAACCAGTATAGGTCAGTGGCTACCATCAGCTACACGTCTACCAAGGCTATTACTGAGTGGGGCCTGTTCTCAGCCTCTTCCTCAGGTACGCTTTGGGATAGGCGGGTGTTCTCTGCTATCAACGTGGTGTCCGGGGACTCCATCCAGTTCACCTACACTCTGACGATTAACAACGGCGGTACATAGCCCTTGGCTTCAGGGTCGCACTGAGAGCCGGGGGGTACGAAAAACTCCCCGGCTCGTTGTGTATCAGGTGTAATATTTACACGGTGAAATATGGCGGCACCCACATATTTTGGCAGTGCGAGCGATCCTACCGATAATGGATCAGGGGCAGAGCCTCGCACCTCTACAATAACGCCTCCTGCGAGCATGGTTGCAGGTGATTTGGTTGTGGTGATTATTGTGGGGGGCTTGACGGCTACATCTGCGGAAGCTGTCAATAACGCTGGGGGGCAATCTTGGAGTAGCCGCGCCGATATGACGGGCGCGAACAATATAGATTTCCAAATGTTTTGGTGCCAATTCAACGGCACTTGGAGTGCTAATCCCTCCTTCACCATAGCTGCTGAATCCGGCACAATCCCAATTAGTGTAATCATGCACGTTTTCCGGCCCGATGCGGCTGGGACTTGGGCAGTGGATCAGGCGTTCACTGGTGGTTCTGAAGCCTCTGCCTCACCCGTAGTAATCACTGGAGTTACCAATACTCACAAAGATACCGTAACCCTGGCAGGCTGTGGCATTCGTGCTGCTGCCCCTACTTGGGGTTCGGTGTCTGGTTCTGGTTGGACAGCTACGGGTACAGCACAGTACAGGAATACCAATGGTACGGATTTGTCCTGTACGTTCGCCCATAGACTTGCAGCAGCTTCAGGGGCCAGTGGGGATGTATCCATTACCCCATCCGGTGCGGCGGCTGGGGCTTCATTTATTGCCTCATGGTGGAATAGTCTTGTTCCAACCATCTCCCCGAATACAACCGATGCTACGAATTTCGGGGCAGACTCTACCCCAACTCTTGAATTTACTGGTACTGATGGCAATGCTGATGACCTACGCTATAACTTCCATGTTGATACGGTTAATACCTTTGATTCACAGGTTGGGACTCCGCTAGAACTGGATAGCTATAGTGAGGCAAATAATGATACCCCGTGGGCTGTTCTGAGTGCTCAAACAGGAGTTGGGCAGTCCTTTCATTCAGGTGGCGGGGGTAGACTATTATCAGCTAAGTTCTATCTATCTAAGAACACTGGGGCAACTGGTAATGCAGTTGCTAAAATCTATGCCCACAGTGGCACATTCGGTACATCCAGTGTTCCAACAGGGTCCGCTCTCGCCGTTTCCGATAACTTTGATGTATCCACTCTAACTACCTCACTTGCCCTGACTACTCTAAACTTCAGTGGGGCTAATCAGATTTCTCTATCCCCTTCCACTGATTACGTTTTAACTATTGAGTACAGCGGCGCAACGCAAATCAATGTAGGGGCAGACAATTCCAGCCCGACACATGAGGGGAATGGCTCACAGTTAACAGGGGCTTGGGCAGCAGGGGCAAGAGATACTTGCTTCTACATCTATATTGGTAGCCCACTGCTGAATAAGCTATCTGGCACGGATTCTGGGTTCGCCAATACGGTAACGGGCGGGGATACAGACCCGTTCAATTCCGGTGAGAAAGTCAGTTTCACGGTGCAGGCTGGGGATGCTCTCGCAGACGGCACATACTACTGGCGAGCGCGATGTATAGACCCGAACGGGAGCAATACGTATAGTTCCTGGACTACTGTGAGGAGCTTCACAATACTTTCAGCATTCAATGCTCGTGGGAATACTCCCATCCTGCAAGGCGTAAAAAGGTCTAGTACCTTCTGAGGAGAAAATATGAACTGCCAATACATAGCATTCAACGGTGTTGAGCCGACAACTGCAAAGCGTGTAGCCGTGGCAACCGGAACTAGCATCAAGACTTTGCAGCAGGTGGCTACCCCATCCACCAAGGGTATTACCGTCATTGAATGGGGAATCAGCTTTGACGGGTCTGCCGCAGCTACCCCGATCAGTGTGGAACTGATTGAGACTGACGTAGCGGCTACCTCTGGCACATCGGTTACACCTACCAAATGGGGCGGCAATGCTGGGGATGCCAGCTTGTGTGTTGGAGGCACTGGCGCAACCAACCACTCCCCGTCAGCAGAAGGGTCAATTACGGCTGTACGTACCTTTGATGCCCAGCTAATAGCCCCTACCAATCAATATGTTAAACAGTTCCCCCTTGGCCGGGAACCATTCGTGCCAGCCTCCAAGTTCCTGCGTGTGCGTGTCCATGCGCCAGCAGGCGTAAATGCTATCAGCTACATCATTTGGGAGGAATAATTGGCCCGTTTTGGACGGTCATTCCCGGTCCCTTGGCGTTTCAGGCGGTATAACCCTGCCGCGCTAAAGGTCAAAACGCAGTCCTTCTCTGCGTCTATGTCTA